TGACGCCCGGTCAATCCGACTGTCACGCTCTGTCTTAATCTGCATCTGCGCCCCACGGAGAATGTCGGAGAAATTCGCAGTCTCATACATCCGCTTCTGGTCATTGGACAAGCGAGTCACAACAAACGGGTAGTCGTCGTAGCCATTCAGAAGCTCATGCTTGGCATGTCCTTCTGTCTGCGGGTGGAAAATCGTGCAGTAAATCCCCTCGCTGCCGTCCTCTTCGTCGATCAATCGCTGGTAGCCGTAAACTACCATGACGAGATCATTGTCATCCGTGATGGGAAGACGGTTGAAGTTCTTCACCTTCTCACCATCGTAGTAGAGCGTGTCTTTTCCGCGCAGTTTGGAAATGGCATTCTCAACCCAGTCTGCGTCCCATCCTTCGTTCGTTACCTTCTTCTCAAGCTCTTGAGCCGTAAGGAACGTGCGCCAGAAAACATACGGGCTGCGCTGTGGATCAGAGACGTAGGGTGGGAAGATCACTTCGCCATCCGGGGCGCATGTATAGACCACCGGGCAATCGACGCTATCCCGCGAGATTGGAACTTCGGCAATGCCTGTCTTCCGCAACGTCTGAACCACCTTGGTTGCCCGCTTCTTGTTGATCGACGGGAACGACTGGAGGATCATGTCAACCACCTCATTGTCATCATTGCCCAGGAGGATCATGTCGGCAAGATCCGGCGAAAGCTCGGCAATTTGCTCGATGGTGACAGTCTGCTTGAAGGTTCGTTTTTCGCGCTTCCAGCCAACGTAGGAAACCATGATTCCCTTCTCCAGAAGGTAGTTCGCCGCCAGTTCCATCTCTTGGCGGAAGTTGGGGATGTAGGTGGAGCGCATCCATTTCAGGAAGGCAGACACCACGGCAGCGCGGGGCATGCTCGACATCGAGGTTGGGAATGCCTTGATGTGGCTTCGCTGCAAGGACTGGTCGAGAATCGCCACAAATGCGTCAATCCTTTCGCCAATGACGTTCACCTCCATGTCGGAGGCTCCTTGCCACGGGAAGGCATTCGCGCCTTGCTTCCGCAGGTCTTCCGACTTGCCATCCCACTTGTTGCGCCTGTCATCGTAAGACCGAAGACACGCTTCAAAGTATTCCTCCAAGTCAATCAGGCAGGTGTCGTAGGCTTGCTGAAGCGCACCAACATTGGGTTTCTTGTCCACATAGACAAGAGAAAGGTCTTCTTCTTCCGTTAAATTACTCATGGCACATGTTGGTATTCTTCAATCAACCCGCGAGAAACGGTAGCGACTTTGATGGGTTTTCCAATCAATTTGTTTGTGTAGCGAGGCGAAATGGCGACTTTGACCTGCTGGCCGTTCATGTCGCAGATCACCCAGCGTGGGTTTGGTGCTTGCTTGACACAGCGCAAAGTCAGGATTTCCGGCGTGGATTCCAGCACGGCTTCCTTTCCTCCTTCAAAAATTGGCTTTCTTCGTTTTCTCATATTGTCGGGGTTTAGTATCCGCCGCCACCTTGTCTTGTGGCAACCAGTGATTTGTTGTCCATGTGGTCAATGTCAGCAATCGCGGCGTAGCGCAAAACGTCAATAACGTCCTTCCACGCTTCTTTCAAGCCTTGTTCTCCGGTGTATTCTGAAAGCCCTTGAATGATATTCTCGCAATCCTCCGTGACGTAGAAGTGCGGGCGATTCATGGAATCCATTTCCTTGGAAACATCCCACGACATTTTCCCGATAAGTGCCTGCAATCCATCGTCGATGTCCAATCCTGGGGCAGGAATGCACACCATCCCTTGGTCGCTGAGATCCTCAATGATGCTGGAGCTTCCAGTCGCGCCTTGGTATTTGGCGGCTCCAAGGCGTGGGTCGATTAGCCTTTCAAAGATTTCCTCGTCGCCTTCCAGTTCGTGGATGAGATCGACATAGTCCTTGATTCCGAATCCCTGACCTTTCGCTCCAGGGCCGGGCTGCCATTTGCCAGACTTCCACTCAGCCCAGTCGCCAACGTCAACGCCAGGCCACTCACGGTAAACGTAATACGTTCCAGACGCATCCACTGCGATCCAGCACATGAACCAGTTTTTGGCTCCGGCAGGGTCGATGATGTGGTAGCGAGTGACGTTGGTTTTCGGCACTTGCTCGGGCTTTATCACGTTCACCACCTTGTTGAATTTGGGGAACTTGGTTGCGTGGGACTTCGTTGCAACACCGTATGCACGCACAAGAATCTCATTCCTCGGCTTGCCTGCCAGCGTGTCTTTGATGCGGTCATAGCCGCCCCACGGGTTGTCCTGCGACCAGAAGTAGTGAACCGTTCCCTTGATGTGTTTGCACTCAAGAATCGTCGGGATTTTCTCGCCATTGAGCAGCTCTGCCTCGCGTGACTCCAGCACCTTCGCCCCGTCAACGTATTGCTTCACCACGTCTGTCATGCCGAAGATCGGCGTGAAGGTGAGCATCATCTTGGCGTTTCTCGTCGCAAGACGGAAGCGGAGAGTGTCGATGATTTCCGGCCCGCCAAGATACTCGTCCAGCCAAACGCCAAGATTCAGCCACTTCTCTTCTAGAGAACCAAGCTCCGCACCCTCTAGGATTGTCGGGTTGTTTGAGTAGGCAGCATACGTCTTGAAGGAAACACGCGATCCATTCGCTAGGATAAACGAGTTGTCCGTGAAGCCAGTCTTGCGCTTGTAGCTGATGTAGGTGCTGCCGCTTGTCTGCTTGGTCTTCATCTCCGCAGGTAGCCAGTCGTAAACCGCTGATTGCTGCTGGCGAATAGACACCTCGGCTGTCTGAGAAAAGCAGAAGATTTCAGAGTTGGGATTCTCAATAGCGGCTTTCACCACAAAGTAAGCCCCCACCTGTGTTTTTGAAGCCCGGTTGCCTCCGCTGATTAAGACCTCATTCCTGTCCTTGAGGTAATGCTCGACCTTCTTCCAGTTCTCGAAAATCCAGCCGTATCGAAACTTGTCGTTGATCGAGTTGCGGATTGCCTCCTCCCTCGCTGTGTAGAGACGAACGAGTTCTTCGGGCTGCATCAATGCCATCTCCTCGTCTGAGGGGACTGGCAACATCGGGTGTGGAGTCCAGATCATTGCACTACCTCTGCTTCAATAGCGACTTCCCGCATCTTGTTGGCAACCCTAGTTTTGGCTTCTTGGATCAACTTTGCGGCATCCTCGATAGACGTGCCTTTCCTATGCTCGACCACGGTGGTTGCCATGCCCATGAGTTGCGATGCCTTGTCGGTCATAATGCCGATGGTCAGTGCCAGCTTGTCTGGGGAAATCATTTTGAGTTGCTCCGGGTCATTCGCCAGCATTTCTGACTTCTGGAAAAGCAGATCGGTGTATTCCGATGCCACCATCGCGTAGCGCACGGAGAAGTCTTTCCGCTTTGTTTCCAGCGTGTCGTTATGCCGCCACTGGAGTTTTCGGACAGACTCATGGCTGAGTCCAGTCACCCTGGCCGCCTCCGCTACCGGCGCACCCTGGGCAAGCATCCACAGTGCTTTTGCGGCAACGTGAGGCTTTCTGTTCTCGATGCAATGGCTGGATAATTGCTTCGCACGATCACGGATTTCACCCATGAATTCACGCATTGCATCAGGGCCGTCAATGTTTGACGGGTCAAACAATTCCTCGCCATTGGTGGTTGGCTCCTCGGTCATTTGGTTGCGCCCGATTTCCTAATGCGGACTTTTCCCGAATGCAATTCTTTTTTGAACTTGCTTTGCTCAGCTTTTGACAAGGGAGACACCTTGCTGAGAAGGTAGCGTGTTTGCTTTTTTGTTGGATTCTTCGGCATGTCTTTATTGGTTGTTTTGGCTTTCTGCTTTTATTTCTTCTTCTCCAGATATGCTTCTGTAAAGTGACGCAAAGGCAGAAGCCGCTCGCGGATCATCCTCAATGTATTGCATCATCGAGGTAATTCCTTCTTGGCTAGACAATACAGCAGGGAGGATTTTGCTCATGTTGTTGTAGTAGTTTTTAGTTCCAACATTTTTGAGCAACACATTGCCTGATTTGGATTCTGCAATCTGGCGATAAAGTTTTGTTCCACTTGCTTGTTCTTTTATTCCGTAAATCATTGAAAACCACCTGTCTTTTATGGCTTGTAACCCCGTAGCCAAATATCCTTGAGGCAATTTCCCTGCACCAATCGTCATCCTGAATGGATTCGGCATATTCATTGCTCTGGTTTCAGATGTTGCCATTACAATCGATGCAGAATTCAGTTTTTCAACAAAGTCTTTTCCGTATATGAACTCAAGACGTTTTCTAAACACCTTGTCTTTAGCGAGGTCATTGGCAAGTTTGACTCCATCCCATGAAAGGTCTGGAGCAACTCCGTATTTATACTCATTCTGGTAATTGTTAAACAACCGTCGAAGGTAATCACGCTTGAACCGTTCTTTAATTGGCTTTGGCATTTTTGACATCACAGTCTCCAAATCAGTGATGCTTCCATTTTTGTAAAGTTGCGTAGCAAGTTCGGAGTAATTCAAGTCACCCCATTTTCCATCTACCGCCTGCTTTATAAGCCCAGTTTTCAGTAATTGGTCAGCACGCCTTTCCGCCTCGATTCGTGTTAGGATTTCACGTTGAACTCTTTTAACCTCAAGCGGATTCAAAGTAGATGCAAGAACATCCATGTCCTCAGCTGTGATGTTCTTTGCGTCAAGTTTTTTGAAGGACAACAACTTGTTCAAATCATCTAGCTTTTGCACCATTGCGATGCCTTTGGTTTGGCTTGGTTTCCCTGATGCGTCAACACCCCAAAGAAACTCGACCATCTCAGGGTCGTAATTCAACCTGCTTGGAGTTCTAGATGGATTGAGATTCGTCCTGTTTGCTCCAATCTTGCTCAAGTATGCTCTTTGCATCTCTGAGCGAACAAGCATTGAATTGTTTGATTGCTGCCCAGCATTGATTGCTATCTCATCTGCAATTCCAATAACTTCAATGATTTTTCTGCCGTAGTCAATGTCCTCGATTGATTTTGCAGCAATTTGGCTAGGAGTCATGCTTCTGACACCCAGGTCGGTTTTAAGAATTGCGCCAGGAGAATTCCTTCTGAATGCCAGCCTTCTTGTGGCGTAAGATTCATTCTGAGCAAGCCATTGATTACGCAAGCCATCTGGGAGGTTTTCCGAAATAATATCACTAAGATATTTGTAATATTGCTCCGCTGCCGCGCTTTTTGTTCCAGCCGCAACAGATGATTCGGATAACATGTCTGAAATATTTTTTCTTGCTGCATGCAAATCAGCAAGTGTCATTGGCTCTGTTTTTTTCTTAAGTTTGTCACGCCTCAAAAGAAGATTCTCAAGATTCAATGATGCTTCTTCCGGCCATAAGCTATCATTATCTCCATATTTTT